CTTTGGATGCATCCATTCCAGCTTTAATCATATCTCCAAGCGCATTCCCAACAGTCCTTCCTGTCTTGCCCATTTTTATGAGCATCCCAACAAGAGGAGCTATCTCTTTTGACGATTCAAGCCCTTGCAACCCAAGAGGCTTTAATGTCCCTGCCAAATCTGCAAAGGCGTATTTCATTTCTTCAACATTAACTCCCATATGAGCGAGCCTTTGAATTACATCCATAAATTTAATTAAGTCTTTATCTGCTATGCCAAGAGCTTCTCTAAATTTTGCAACATATTCTGCTGTCTGCTCATATGAAACCCCCATAGATTTTAAAACCACGCCCAAATAAGCTGCAGACTCTAACGAACCTCCAACGATTGCTTCTTCCTCTACCCCTAAAGCTTTTAATTTTGAAGCCATTTTATAGAAATCTGCTGTTGTCCCTGGCAGTCGCATTCCAAGTTCACGAGCTTTTTTATCTATCTCACCAAATAATTCTGATATTTCACCTCCGTCTTTCATTAAAGTCACTTTCAATTGTGTAGAGGCGTCTTCAAGCTCCATAAAAGCTGAGATGGGTTTTTTTGTAGCATTTAAAATTTGCTGCCCTGCAAAATAAGAAGCAGTGCCAACAACCGCAAGTGTTTCAGATGTTTTTTTGATTTTCTCCTGTAATTGAGAAAATGCCTGCGTTGCAGTCCCGCAGGCATCTTTTATCACTTTTGACATTTTGTCAAAAGCAACAAGTGCTATTCCCACCTCAAAAATTTTATCCATTATATTCTGTCCTCAATCTCTATTGCTTCATTATAGGCTTTAGAATATTCTATACATTCCTTTATCCAAAAACTTAACTCTTCAAGGCTCATTTCTTTGATTTCTGAGATTCCCCAGCCTGTAACTCTTGAGAGGTGGATAATGTGCTGGGCTGATAAGAGAAAAAATCCCCTACCACAGCAGATTGAAGCGCAAGCACATCTTTAAGGTCTAATTCAAGTAAATCTTCGTAAATGAGTTTTTGACCGTCTATCTCTGTAAGTTCTGCAAGTAATGCATATAGAATTTCTTCAGCTGAACGAGCTTTCCTTTGTGCATTTAGTAAATCTTTTCCTTTCCCCTCACGAATTGTTGCTTTTTTACCTGATGGCAAAATTATTTCTTTCATATTATGCTCCTATGTTAGCTTTGTATTTTGCGAGAATGTCCTCTCCTTCTACTTTCCAGATATTTGCAAAGGCATCAACCTCAATGTAGTCTTTGCCATCAATCTGGAGCTTATAATAACTTACTGCCATATCTGTCTCAACTTCTGCATTGTCCTGATGCTTAAACCCAACGCCGGGAAAATTTTTAAAATTGACTGTCATAAAAGCAACAACAGGGACTTCTGCAATTCTGCCTGTTGAATCGTGAGTTTCAAGACTTGCACGCACCTGTATTGATACAGCCTTATAAGGATTAGCCATTTCACCCAGAACCTCTGGATACAGAGAGCTCCATTTGATTTTTCCTTCCATTTTCTCAATGCCCGCAGCAGTCTCAATTACTCCAAACATGCCAAGAGCTTTATGCTCCACCATCTTTGCCTGAACCTTAGGAAGGGTTACTTCCTCCGCCCTTCCAAGAAAGCTTGTTCCGTTTACATATACATTTGCGTTATATAGCTTATTTACGCTTATTTTGCTCATTATTTACCTCCTAAGCTTTTTAAAAGTTCTATGTTTATGAAGCTTTCAAAAGTGATACGCTCTGCTGGCGTAGGTGGCATAAATTCAATGTCAAATGTAAGATGTCCAAGTGCAATCTCTGTAACAGGGTTTTTAGATTTGTCAAAACTGCATTTTCCATCTATCAATGCTCCACGAGCAACAAGGGTTCTAATGAACATGTTGACGCTCTCACAAATTGCATCAATTAGAGCATCAGTGATTGGCTGATCAAGGAATTGTAGCATTGAGTATTCAACTGATTCATGTATCACATCAGCAGTTCTTCTTATGTTGATGAAATTTTTTGGGTGGGTTACGCTTGGCCATGCTGCTGAGCGGTTGCCCCATGTTCTTATGCCTGTCCCATATGAGTTGAAAGTCGTTACAATTCCATTTTCGTTGAGAATATTTACCTCGCTGTCAGGGTCGTTTATCATTGCGGAAAGGTTTCTTTCCACTCCTACAATGCCTTTTATTTCTGTATTCGAAGGGCTCCACCAGTAGCCTTTTTCAATATCCTTAGCACATATCACACCTGCAAGCCTCTGGCTGTATGGCTCAAGCCTTTCTGTATCTGTTGCGATGTCATAGACCTTTAAGTGTGGATAGCAAAGTATCATTCTGTCGCTTGAGTAGTTGAAATTAATTGTTCCGTCTGGTCCTCTTCCTGTAATTGCCTGCTGAAAAGTTGTCCCAATTGGCGCATCAACTATTGCCACTGCCCTGAGTTTCCCAGCCATGACATTCATCTCAGAGGCAACAGAATTCTGTGTGCAATATACAGGGGCAATCAGAATTTTCGGGAAGAATCCAAAGAGGTTGTAACAATCAAGAAATGCCTGCATACCTGTTCTGTTACCGTTTGTATCTACTGTGCCGATTATTGCTGAACTCAATACCTTTGTTGGGTCTGCGTAATCATATGATACCTTTACTGTTGCTCCAGAAGGAATAGAGCCTGTTGAAATTCTTGTTATTTTTCCTGTTTTATAGTCAATGTTGTAATCCGTTCCTTTTACATAAGTTGTCGTCCCCTCTTGGTTTTTTACAACCTCATTTGCTACTCCTTCATGGGCAAGCGTAAGCGTATCATCAGAGCCAAATGTTTTTTGTTCATCTGTTATAGATGTCTTGTGGGTAGCTGGATCAAAAACATTTACAACAATAACAATTCCTGCGCCCTGATCAAATATAGCATCAAGTGCCTGAGGAATCGTGTATCCAGCTTTTTGCCCTCCAAAGTATTTGACTGCATCCCTGTCATTAAGTATAAGTGTGGGCTTATTTACTGTTTGATATTCCTCATCAACAGACCATATGGGCGCAGTTCCTACAAGTCCGACTACTGCGGTTTTTACCACCCTTATGGGGCGGGGTCCCTTTTCAATTTCTATTGTTTCTACACCATGTAAGAAATTAGCTGGCATTTTCAGCTACCTCCTTTTTTGTTTTCTTTGTTTCTTTTGTTTCTTGAAGTAGCTTTAGATATCCTAAAGCCATCAGGGTTTTTACATATTCATTGTCAGCTGGAAGCTCAACTTCCTTGCCATTCCACAAGAGCACTTCTGTTCCATCCTGAAGCGTTACCCCTGAATTTGGTCCTTCATATAGATACTTCATTTTTGCACCTCCAGTGTTTCTTCGTTTAATTCATCTATTGTTGTAATTCTCTTTAGCAGTATCACCTGCTCATCTTCTGCTGCCTCAACTGCCTTTGCAGTCATTGAAAATGTAATCCCATAATGCCAGATGCCTGCATCTTCTGTAATAAATTCTTCTTTTACGGGATATGCTCTTCCGCAATTTGGGGGTTTAAATCCTGTCAGGGCAATCCTAACGGCATCAAGATAGGCATAAACGCCTTCATGGCTTGTAAGATGTCTCATTAAGACATTTACTTCAAAGCTTATTTTTCTGTCTTGAATAATGTAATCTGTTGCAAGAGGTTCATTATAAGTACAGCCAGCATAACGGACAAGCAAAGCCCCCTTTGGATGCCTGAGCCTGTAGTCAGCAGGTTTTTCAGGGAAACTGTCTATTTCAAGCCCCTGAATTTTCTCTCTAAGCCTATCAATTATTGCTTGTTCTATTTCCAGGATTGTCATTCTTTAGTCCCTCAAGTATTGTTTTTAGCTCCAGTTGATAGCCCTTCATAAGCTCAATATTCTTTAACAAATTTTTTGCATTATCAGGGCTTAAGCAGTAGTTGGTATTCTGCTTTTCAAACTTAACTGAATAATAGTTTGGTTCCTCAGGTATCTCAGGGACCTGAGGCATTACATATTCAGTACGAACTATTTGATTACCTGAACATCCTATTAAGCTTAAACAAAATAGGATCGCCAGTATTTTTTTCATTATTTTCCCCTTCTTGCTCTGGATTCAAAGCATCTATTTCCTGAATCTTCTTTATTACTTTTTCTTTTATGTCAAGCCTTGCTTTGCAAAGCTTATTTGTTTTCTTATTTTCTGACTGTAGCGAAGATATTGTTTTTTGATTACTCTCGTTGGCAGAAACGCATTGTTTTAATTCAGCCTTAAGCCTTAAGCCTTCAGCCTTCAGCCTATCTATTTTTATTCCCTGTATGTGCCATGCCAGATATACTCCAGCAACAAAAAAGACAGCACTAAACAAAATATATTTCCAGTTTTTAAAAATAAAGCCTATGATTGACAATATGTTCACAATATTATCCTGTATTCTTTATGTCCGCATCGTGGGCATTTAAATCCCCATTTCTTAACCCAGCTCTTCGTAACGCTCATAATAAATCCGCATTTCTTACACTGTAGCAAAATGTTTACCTCGCCCATTTTTCTGCCTTGCGAAAAATTTTATATGGGTATTCAATATTTACCTTGCAAAAATCAAATAGTGAGCCATTTTTAAGCCTATGAACTTTTCTCTTGCACTGCGACTCAACCCTCTCTATCTCACAGCTTCCAGCCCTTGCTATCTCCCTATTTAACAGGGAAGCTCCCCCATTATATGCACGGAAAGCAAAATACCAGCCCCTACAGGAAACTGAGTTATAGCATTCACTATCATAAAGCACCAAAGCCCTTATATTCCATCTTGGATCATACGGATTGAAAGGGAACTCCTGCAACACTTTATACCTCTTGTATAGCTCTTTTGCTGTCTCAGGCATAATCTGCCCTAAACCCATACCTCCGTCAAAGGCAGTAGCTCCCTCATCGCAACGAGACTCCTGTTCAATCTGCCCCATGAAATAGTGAGTTGGTGCAGACATGCCTATATGATACCTTGCCTCCCTTATCACTGTAGGCATATATTTTTTGCACCTGCTAACAACACTACAGCCCGAGGGTGAGGGCAAGGATAATAGCAGCATACAGAATGCCACGAAAAGCAAGCACAGCCTTAAATTTTTCACCGCTTAAAATGTCCTCCGTTGCTCCAAAAACAGGTTTAAAAAAGAAAATCCAAATTATTTCTGCAAGAGCAATCCCTGCGATAACCATCCCGATTTTATACAGCACTATTTTGACCTGTTCAGCCCCCAAAAATGAGGCAAAAATTATCACCCCTAAAAATGCTACTCCGAATCGTAAAAAATATTTTTTGAACTCTTTCATGCTCACTGACTCTCCCCGTAAATTTTTAAAAATATTATGTTAAATTTAAACGCATTTAAACGCACTTTAAACGCCTTTTAAATGGCTTTTAAAAAATCTAAAAATTATCGCCTCGTAGAATCGCTCAGGAGACGATTTTTCCCCCAGACCTATACTTTGATATACCCCCGACATATTCACCGCCTTAAAAACGATTTAAAAGCTCTTTTGAGAATACTCTGTCTTCCTCTTTTTTGCTTGTCTTGTAGTAGCCCTGTCCTGGTGAATCCTGCGTCTCAATCCCAAGTAAAACCTTGCCTGCCTGTATTTGCTCAAGCAGTCTTATAATTTCTTTTCTTCTGTCAATCATGCTTTGTGGCATATCAAGTTCAAATCTCCTGGAATAGAGCTGAAAAACCGCCAAATCAACAGCAAGCCTTTTTATGAGTTCAGGAGCTGGCTCAAGAGGGACAGGATACCTGCCCCTCAAGTATCCATTTATGAGCTGTTCAGCATATTCAATTGCATCCAGCACCTTTGTCTCGTCTATTTCTCCCAGATTTTTATCATCAGTAAGCTGAATGATATTGTCTTCCGGGATCGCCTTTTTTATATCTTCCAGCGTGCAGTACATCTTTACACCAGCTTTACCCTTATAAACTCTCCCCCTCCTGATGCAGCATCAAGGGCATAGCCATTAACGGGATTAATCCCTGCTGCCACAGCCTTTCCATTTGCATCTGAAGTTACAGCATCACCTACGCTGATTGCTCCTCCAGATTCCACAAGGGCAATCCCATAGACAATAACAGGCAACTGCTGCCCCTGATTTGTATCAGCCTCACTAACACCAAGCGCCTTAGTGTTTGCAGCACAAAGCCCTCCTCCAAAACCAATAAACCTTGACTTCGGGATATTTGAGGCTGCAGTAACAGAAATTGTTAAAACAGGATTATAGGCTTTCATTCTTTCTTACCTCCTTTTTTTTGGTCTTTTTGTCCCTGGACTTCTTGTTCATCATTAGCTTCAATCAAACCTTGAAGTCCTTTTGCTTCTTCTTCATTTATCTCTATCTCTTCTCCTATCTTGAAAACTATTCCGTTATGGAGTATTGGCGACTTTACTATGTATTTCATCGTTTGCCCCCTTAGTTGGTATCGTTAATCAGATATCCTGCGTCTGCACCGACAATCTTTACTGTTAGTAGGTCTGTTGTTCTGACTATGTGAAGCTTTCCACCAACTTCATCGTATGTATCTGTCTCTGGTTTGTTCTTTTTCCTGAGGGTATATGCAAAGCTTGGCTCATAGGGTGTTCTTTCAGCTCCACCTGATGGTGCTGGTGAAACATAGGCAAGAACGATGTTGTCCTGCCAGACATCATAGAAGACTCCAGCATCTGCTGCGTATATTGATTTACCAACCACAACAGTAGGAATATCAAATATTTCTGCAAGAATATCAGTTGTTACAATTCCTTTCATTGCGTATTTTATCCTGTCAAGAATTTTGCCATGACTCTTAAGTGCTCCGTATGTAGCAGGACCCATAACCATTACATTAGGATATTTCCCTATTGCAGACCTTATGGCATCTTTCCCTGTTTCAATCGTTGCAATTGGGTCAGAATCAGCACTTGTAAATTTTGAGGTTCCCGATAAAGTAATCTTGTTTGTGCTTGGATATGTATTCAGGTCTTGGACCTTGTCTGCAATTTCTTTTTCAAGTCTGAGCAATATTATGTCAATTGTCGTCTGGGTAGCATAAACCTGCAGATTAAAGAGGTCTTCTTCAGCTTCTCTGTAATCAATCGGGTATTCAATATCATGTTCAGTAAGTGTAAAGTCAATAGTTGTTCTTCCCTCTGGTGAAAGCCTGTTTGATTTTGCCCTGATTGCTCTTTCAGTGTTATAGAGTTTGAACGCCTCTTTGCCAAACTGGGGAATTTTCCCTGCTTCTTTCTGAACTGGAACAATCGGCGCAAGTACTGTGCCGATGTATGCATCGTTACTGTATCCCCTTGCTATGTTTGTCAGTACTGGGTCAACTATCCTTAGTTCTTCGAGTCTTCCCATGTTATGCCTCCTTTATGACCTTTTTTAAGGCATCTATGTAGCTGATGCCTTGATTTTTCTCCATGTACTGCAATGCCTTTTTATGTAACTCCATACGCTCTTCGTCCACTTTACCATCCGCTTCAAAATCAACTGTTTTTGTTTGCCCGACTTTATCTTTTGTTGCCTTTTCTCCATATTCAATTACCTTCGGGAGTCCCTTCAAGAAGGTTTTAAACTTCTCTCCGGGCTTTGCTTTGACTTTGCCTTCCCCTTCTGAGAATTCATACTCTTCAAATCCGTGCAGAATTTCAAGGAAGTCTATAACAGCAGGCTTCATGGCAGGTGTGAGCTTACCTTCTTTGATGAGATCTTCGCAGAAGGAGTTGAATTCTGTTTGTCTTTTTTCTTTTTCAACCCGTGCAATCTCTTCTCTGAGTTTTGCAATTTCTTCTTCCTTTGCTTTGTCACGCTCGGCAAATTCAGCGAGTGCCTTTTCTTTTTCTTTGAGCTGTGTTTCAAGCTCTTTGAGTTTTTCTTCCAT